ATCATATCATAAAACATATCCGGACGACTGTCGGGTCCATACACAGTATGGAATCTCATACCAACCGAGTATGTTGGGGCGAGTGCCTCCATCGCCTTCTTGCTAGTAGCATATGGATTCTTCCACCACTCATAGATTGAAGACGAGGAGGCATATACGCACCTCAAATTCAGGCGATTGCATTCAGAAAATACTTTTTTAGATCCGTTGACATTGACATCCCAGTATTCTTCTGGAGCATCCCAACTTTTTCTAACACCTGCTAAAGCAGCAAGATGCAAAACCGCATAATAATAACCATCGATTTGAAAATCTCTGATGTCACCCTCGTAGGGAATCATCTCGAATTCATCAGAAAGAATGTTCATAGCATTCCTCCCGATGAATCCATCGTGCCCAGTTACCAAAATTTTAGGCATAAGAATAATTCTCCTTAAAATATGGTAACAGCGTTTTCGCTATGACCTTATGACCTCTAGCATTAGGGTGCTTACATCCGTTTAGAAGTGAGGTTTGATCTTCATTATGATGATCCCAAGCGATAGGTCTAGCATAATCTACATCACACCATCGATCAGTGCATATATCTAACAGAGTATTATTACTCTTATCCGATTCTATCCAATTACTCCATATTTCATCCTCCTTAAAGGGAGGATTTACAAATGCAGAGATCATCTTGAATCGTATGCCGTTTGAAGTCAGATAGTTGTGCGCTGCACGTATGGACAATTCAGACATATAGTAAGATTCGTTCTCACTAAATGGCGGTGGCGGATTTTTGGGAGGTGGTTTAAAAAAACCCATGTTACCACTATATTTACGCAACCAAAGCCATTGTCTCAAAAGTCCACTCCAGCAAACCAGAACTAAATCGTCTGGTTTGATCTCGGTTAATTTAATGCTAGTATATATTACTGGATTAGAATTACCATCCCTAGCATGATTTTTTAACCGCAGACCCAACTCATCTGCCAAGTACTTGACATATGGTTTTACATATGTTCCGCGATATCCGTTGTTCTTGGGGTCCGGAAATTTATTGAGACCCGTAGAATAACTGCACCCGAATGCATGTAAGGTCGGCATTAGTCAAACGATTTGAACCTGAGCATCAAAGTCATTCAGAATAAGAAACTTATTAAATTCTGAAACAACCGTATTCACATCAGCGGTGTCGAAGTCAATAGTAACACTACGATCTTCGACATCATCCTGACCATATGCATTTCTCGCGGACAGAGTAAAAGACAACTTCATATATAATTCCTTTATTAAACTAAAACTACGGAGGAAGGTTCCATCGCCAACCAGTACTGAAGATCGATGTTCTTGTTCTTAAAGTGCATCGCCTTCTTCTTACCGAGCGAAACAGTATAATCACCAGGAATGACCTTCAGATTCTCAATCTTCAGTCGACAGTCAAATTCTGCATCAGTAGCGATATCCAGATCTTCAGTATAGGCATTCGAACCAGCAACACTAGGATCGCTCACGACCACCCTAACAGCACCATCCTTACCGATGATACTCAAAGTCGGAGCAGCGAGGATCGATCCTGCCTTTTGAATCATGGCAACATCACTCTGCGAAAGATCGAACGTGAAGAACGGATCAATTTCAAGTTCCTTGTCGGGAGCGGCAGTTACGACGCTGGGGTCGGCGTAGTTATACCGATACTTCTTCTTGTCGTTCTGGACCTTGATGTACGATTCCTGAAAATCTACATCGACATTTTCCCAGACATTGAGAACATTAATCATATTCGTCAGGTCATAGATCGCAAATTCACGAGGAAACACTTCTGATACAACTGCACGCGAGAGGATGTTCTTACCCTCACTAACTGTCGAGAGAACAGATCCCTGACGAACCATAATGTTTTGGTTGATAGTCGAGTAGTTCTTGAGAATACCAAACGTAGTGTCACTGATTTTCATATTAAAACCCTTTTAGTAGTTGATTACTTAGTTGAATATACTTGTTTTTTTAAAAATTGTCAATAGAAAATGCTCGGTTCGGGTAAGATATGTCGATGTTGATGAGGAAAGGTGTATCCTACCCGAACCGAGACGCTCATCCCTGTTCGCCGAAGTATGGTGTTACTTCGGTGTCATCAGAGAGAAGTTCCTTGAGAGTCCTTGACGCGAACTTGTGTTCCTTGTCATGGACATACAATGCGATGATGGCATAGTGGATGACCTTCATAAGATCCTTGCGCCAGTCCTCGGGATTACCCTTGTGACCATAACGCTGAGCATACTTAAGAATGTTACCAACAGTGAAACCAATGCCATGACCACCGTCGATGATAAATTCGGTTGCCTGATATTGGTTTTGCGAGTAATGCTCACCATATGTATTAGCAATGTAATTAGTAATTTCTTCGAGGAGGATATCCTCGTCATACTTGTAGTCAATCGACATTAATGGGTCAATCGACATTAACGGATACCTTTCTTGTCGAGATTAGCGATAGTTTCCAATCGATTCTTTTCCCAGTCTTTCTTGGAACGTTCCTCGCCATTCTTCATGGTCTTGGGGAAAAACTTTGCCGACTTGAGTCGCGACAGGGCTCCTTCTCGACGACGGTTTACATTTAAATTGCGCCATGCTCTGGCCATATTTTATCTCCTTAAAACGGCATTTCTTCAAAGGAAGTGGCATCCTGCTGAGAGGTAACATCTTCACCAGCATCAATCTTGTTATATAGGTCGATGAACGCAGACTTAGTATCAGCATCAAAACGAGCAACGCAAAGTTCGATCGCCTTTGCTCGCTTACCAAACATCGCATAAGCATTAACGATGTGCTCAAGACGACGAGTCGAGATAAGTTCGTCGACGCCACCGTCGGCGAAAGTCTTACGAATAATCTCTGCCCACATCACGAGGTTGTCGGCAAACTCATCATCAACCTTATCGGCACGTTCCATCTTCTTGATGACGATCTTCTTTTCAATCGAAGGCGAAGGATATTCCTGTTCAACGGTGATCGCGAAACGCTCAAGGAAAGCATCATCAAGGATCTGAGCGGAAATGAAACGACCGTCGTCAGAACCCTGACCCTTGGTGTTAGCAGTAGCGATAACGTTGAAACCACTCTTGGGGAGAACAGTCTCGCCAGTCTTCTTGTTGAAGTAGGGTTTACCTTCGAGGATCGCCTGAAGACACATCAACTTGTTCGAACCACGGTCGATTTCGTCAAGGATCAGAATCGCACCACGCTTCATGGCAGTGAGAACTGGACCTTCACGGTAAACAACGTTACCGTCGACGAGGGTGTTACCACCGATCAGATCGTCTTCATCAGTCTCAACCGAGATATTGACGCGGATACATTCGCGCTTCAACTTAGCGCAAACCTGTTCAACCATCGTGGTCTTACCATTACCAGACAGACCAGAGATGAACGTGGGATAGAACATCATAGAACGGATGATCTTAGTAAGATCGGAGTAGAAACCAAACGGAACATAGGTAGGATCAGTGTGAGGAACAAGGTTCTCGACTTCGACTTCGAGTTTCGCCTGACGAACAGTCTTGGTATCAATCGTAGCAATGGGCGACGAAGCAACAGTCGTTGCCGTTTGCAAACACGCCGAAAGATCATAAGTTCCACGCTTGACCATACGATCACGCTGGAAGATCCAACCAGGATACTTCAGACCGAGAGACTCGGCGGCATCAACAATATCGCGCTTGCGAAAGATTCCGTTGTTGAAGTTGTTGTTCGAAAGATACTCAATCAGGGCAAAACGATTATTCATAACTAAAATTCCTCATCACTCAATCAATAAACATATCATACTATAAAATGGAAAAAATGTCAAGTGTTTTTTATGCTGCCTCCTTAGCAGCTCGATATTGCTCCAGCTCCTCATACGAGAGGATGCTGCCATCCTTCATCTCGTAGAAGCAGGTGTAGGAACCTTCCTTGCGAAGATTTCCTTCGAGGACGACCCACGACTCGGTCTTGCTGGCGATATCGCTACGCATGTAACCATACTCGGGATCGTTGATGATGTCACGACGAGCGACCCAACCGAGTTCGTTCGAGAACTCGAGGATGGTGGGAGTTTCCCACTTTTCCCAGCGGATCTCGTCGTCACCGACGATTTCCCAGTCCAGGATGTACTCCTGGTAATAGTTGTTGCTTTCCTCAACGATCTTGGTGAGGTTGGGGATGCCGTTCTCAAGGATACGGTTGACGTTCGCATCCGAGAGATGCGGAACGACGTAGGTGTTACCACCCTTGTACTTCCAGTAATACTCGCCAGCGAACCCATCATGGGCAGCGTAGTTTTCGCGGACTTGGGTTTGAATCACCAGTTTCATAACATCACCTCATCACTCAATCAATATATTCATTCTACCATATTTTTCCGAAAATGTCAAGCCCCTTTTTTTATATTTTTAATGAAAAAAGGGAGAGAGTTTCCTCTCTCCCCTCTCAAGGAATGAAATGTCTACCGACAATACGTATTAACCACGCAGTGCCTTCATACCAGCAGCAACGACTGCACGGGTCGGAGTGCCGAGACGATAGAACGACTTGACTTCACCCTTGCTGTTGGTGCGCTCGTTTGCATAGATGGCATAACCCTGATTGCGCAGGTTATACACAACATTATGCGGATTGGCAACACCATAACGTGCAGCAATCTGCTTAGCAGTGAGACGCTCGCCCGACTGCAGGGCAGTAAGGACTCGGTTAGAAACAGAATTAGTCATATTATATTCACCTTTGTTTATTACACATAATGTGATCATAAAATCACAGTTACATATTACTCTATTTACTCGGAATAGTAAATAGATTTTTCAAAAAAGTTAGGCAAAACAATCAATAACCTTGGAGAGAATAGCACGATTGTTTTGCTTGCTGGTTTGAAACTTTTTAAACTCGCGCATAAGATCTTTGCGAGTATTGCTCTGAACCTCGAAGGCATCGTCGCGTGCCTTCATGTTACCAGTGTTAATCAGAAACTGATTCTTGAACCCGATAACATTTGAGGGACGTTGAATGAATACCGATCCGTTCTTATTAAACTCTTTGCGAACGTTCGAGATATTAATTCCATGACGTTCGAGATTCCTAATCACACCACGAGCGGTATAACTATCGGCAAGATAGAAGTTGGTAATCTTCGAACCAGTCGCCTTTTGGTAAATATCATGCAACGCATCAAAGTAATGAGTAGGTCTCCAAGAGGCCTTGTATTGGGAATTGTAAGGACCGATACCACTCTTTCCAGTAATTTCGTCCTTGATGACGACGTTCATACGATGAGCAGCGGCATAATGATTGCTCGCAAGATACAAATTGCAATCACCATCGCCATCAGTAAGATACACGGTGTTCAGAATCTCAACGCGATGAACGCGACGGAAGTCATCCGCAATGTGACGTGCAACAATTAGCGATTCCTCGAGCGGAGTACTACCGAGAATGAAATATTGCCTCGCATCCTGAGAAAGACCAACACGAGAATTTCTCCGTCTCGACACAGCACCACCAAACGTCAGAAGATTTTTGATCTGTTGCTTGAATCGCGCACCAGAAGTATTCGCTGCGATCAACTGAAGCATTCTAAATCCGCTGTGATTAATCACAAGATTCTGAGGGTTCGAGTGATTGTTACGAGCATCGACACTGCTGACAAACTCATCAGGAACAAGACCAGAATTAATAAATCCATAGACTTCAAACGGAATATTGGTTTTCTTGCAGAACATCGCAAGAATGACCAGTTGCTCAACAGTATGCTGCATGTTATGTGACATAGATCCCGACATATCGAGATGCAAAATCATACCATGGTTCTTACCATTCGGAACATTAGTACTCTGAAGGAACAGATCCTCGGCGATCTTATGCGCCCAAATCTTATCCATATTGAGTTTACCAGTCTTGGAAACCTTCGCCTTGCGCAACTGGTTCGCAGTCTTCTTGCGTTCGAATTGCTGCACCATAGCATTGACGAATTTCTGATTGTTCTTGATAAACTCTGCGTAGATGTCAGACATCAAGGTTTCCACCGAAATGTTCGGATCGAACGAGACGAACGACATCATCTGCGAGACAGCCTTGTTGCTCACGACAAAGTTCGAGGGATCGATCTTCGGAAGAATACAATAGAAATTTTCACGAGCACGTTCGTCGATAAGACGTTCTTCGTTTTCGGTCAGCGCCTGATCGGTAAGCGAAACTGGATCTTCGTCAGTAACTTCATCTGAATTATCAAAATCAGATGCTGCAGCGATTTCTTTCTCATCTTGATCTTCATCTGAATCACCTTCCACGTCAGCAGAAGTTTCACCATCATCGGTATTGGGTTCAGGTTGGTCAGAGTCATCCGATTCAAAATCTTGACCAGCATCCTGATCTTCACCGTCATCCATCATATCGAGTTGATCGAGGAGATCTGAGATGTCTTCCGACTTGGCACCATCATAGAGTTGATTTGCCAACTCGACCACACCCTCGAAGGTTTTGTTCGTCATAACACGGTCAAGGATAATCTGCTCTTCGGCAGTGAACGGAATGTTCAGGAAAGGACCGACCTTAGCATACAGATTGATACGGTCAATAAAACGCAGACTGGCGAGGTCGAGACCATCGGTGTTGAAGAAGTTGCGTTCAAAAAGTTCCCGATATCCGTTGTAGAACGAACGACGAAGACCAGGATACTTATTCTTCATCACAATTTCAATGCGAGCATCTTCAATAACATTGAGGAAGGTCTTGAATCCCTTACCCGAAACTGCATTGATAGCATTTTCCCACGCATCGGTGGGAGTTTCCAGAGCATGCCCAACCTCGTGACCAATCAGCAGGTCATAGAGATCGCTCGACATATCCTTCCAGATAGGAAGGCATAGAGTACGAGAGGCAAGGTCGAAGTGTGCGGTGGAAACCTTCCGGTGTTCGACGTGAATATTCTCGGTGGCGAGCAGTTTCGCAAGAACTGACTTTTCAGAAACGTTGGTCATATCACTTTCCTCATCAACTTATAGACTCATTCTACCCCGAAACGAGGAAAATGTCAAGCCCTTTTTTCAGAAAAGTTTAGTAGCAACGAACTTCCCTACGCAGGAAACGATTGCCCCAGCGGTCATATTCCGTAACGACAGTCGAATAGCAGTCACTGCCACGATTGAAACGAGGGTCAAAACGACGATCAAAACGACGATCAAAACGACGATCAAAACGAGGATCGAAGCGAGGATCGAAGCGAGGATCAAAATCTAGATTTCGATCATTGGCGATGACAGCACCAAGAGCAAAAGCACCAAGACCCAATGCAATCGCACCACCCGTGCTCAAACCACCACGACGCTGGTCGCGATCTCGATGAGAACGTTCGGAGTGGTCGCCTCGGCGATCATTTGCTTCTGCAACTACCGGAGTTGCCAACAGCGAAATCGCACTCAGACCAAAAACAATCGACTTAAACATTCCATTTCTCCTTTTCAACATAATTAAATATACCGCGAAAATGCGAAAAAGTCAAGCCCTATTTTTTATACGTAGTCATACTTCCGTCATGGTGCGCCAGAAATGCCTGGAAATCCACATCCGGATATTCATTCTTAAGAGACAACAGCATATTCAGATTCGAAACAGCATCATCAAAGAGACGCACTCGACTGAATTTTCCCGTATCGAGGTATTTTTTTATGAAGATTTTTTTACCTTCTGCAGAGTTCGCAGCATTTATATTACCAGCGCGATGAACGTGGATATCGTCAATCTCGATACCCTGCTTACGGAAGGTGTCTAGGAAGATATCCCTATTGTCAAAATCCGACCTAGCAGTAATGATAATCATTTTACTACCAGGACGGTTCTTGATATTTTTGTGGATCGCTTTGGCTTTATTAATTGCACGCACGATAGGTTCAGAGGTATCGCGAAAATGTTTCGCGTCTCTAAATTCGGTGAAGTCATAGGATTCACCGGACTTGAGTTTGTAGGTGTTAAACTGTTGGTTGCTGAGTTTCTTGATCACCTTGCCATCTTTGACAACGTAAACCAATGCCTTTGTGTTGAACAAGGTTTCGTCTATGTCCCAGATGGTCAACCCAGCACCGGACTTCGTTTGCTCAGAGAGGAACTCATTAAACTTTAACATACGAGTATTGTACTCTAGTTTTCGGTAAAAGTCAAGCCCCTATTTATGTTTTTTTCGTTCGACGAGTAGGTTTTTTTTCCTCTGTGGTTGCCTTGCTCTTGAGTCTCTTGACCACTTCCTGAGAATCCATCCAGATATCTTTGTTATCTAGGATCGCTTTAATCTCAGCAGATGTGAGGAAATCTTTGTATATTTCGTGCATCAATCTCTCTGACCACTGATGTGTGTGAACGACCTGATCATACATTTCACCACCCTTACCCACTATACCACTTGAGTAGTTATGGAACATAAACATGGTGTGGTCGCTGACCTCAAAGGTATCTGCAGCAAGGAAGATCATTGTCGCCGCTGACATACAGATACCCTCGACTGAAGATACGATATGCGCTTTAGATTCGGTGATTGCACGCATCATCTGAATCGCCGTAAACAGATCTCCACCAGGAGAGTTGATTCTAAAATAGATTATATCTGTTTCGCTCGCAGTTCTGATTGTTTGAAACCAATCGGAATACAATGAAGATTCTTTGATCTCCCCAGACAAGTAAAATGTGATTACCCTGCCTGCAGGGGACTCATACCATTGAAAGGAATTTTTCAAACCATCAGATTCGTTCATAGAATCGTGTGATCGCGGTAATTTTTTCGATTTGTGCATCTATAACTGCCACCCTGTTAGGCCATTTAATATATTCTTGCGAAGGATTCTTCTGCAGATTATATAGTAATGGAAGAATAAGATTTTCAACGTCCTTCAGCTTAGAAGATACGTCGTTTTCGATCAATTCCTTATATGCCTCCAGTTCTCCCGAACTATCGATTCCGATAAGTTTCGCTTCAATGTCATATAGTTTTGTCATAATCTCATCTTTGAGATCGCCAGTATCTACCGTAACTTGTGTCGGGGTAGATTGTTGTGTGACTTCTACTGGATCTTCGAATGTAAATCCAAAGTCATAATCGTTAGTTGCCATTTTTCTCTAACACCTTCTTTGCTCGTTTGTTTAATGCCTTCAGCGCCATATCTATCTTCAATTTAGAAACCAGATCAGTAAAGTTCCTACCAACCATATGGTCATATTCGTGCTGTGCGATTCTAGCAGTAAGACCGCTAAACTCTTCGATAATATGCTCACCCGAAACATTCTGATACGCGATAGTGCAAGACACTGGTCTTTTAACTGTAATCCAGAGACCAGGATAACTTAAACAACCCTCCTGTGCCAACATTGTTTCGTCGGAAACAGCAATCAGTTCTGGATTATAGATATATTTTTTTGAATTTTCATCAATACCCATAACGAAAACTTTCGCATCTATTCCCACTTGGTTGGCAGAAAGACCAAGACCATTCAATTCTCGACATTTTACCCAAAGAGCATCGCCCAGTTCTTGTGCATTTTGAGTATTAAAGTCAAAAAGTGTTGGTTCTTTACGAAGTTGCGGATCGGTAAACTTAATTAATTCCATCATACTACCATTTCACTATAATTGTTTTTCTTTTCGAACTTGATCTGACTGCGGAACTTATCGAACAGTTGATCGCCCTTGTGACTGATAACGAAACAATTAGTTTCGGGACCAAGCGTATCAAGCAATGACATGACGTAATCGGTTCCGCTGTTATCTAGCGACGAGTCAAACACCTCATCTAGTATTAACAGATTCGTGGCGACACTATTCTTCATCTTAGCGATTGTTCTCCACGTGAACAACAGCGCCAAGTCAATACGTTGCTTCTCTCCCTCGGAGAAAGACGAATAACTAAATGCGTCTCTATGTCTAGACTTTATCGTTTCATCAAACTTCTCATCCAGATTAAACTGAACGAAGAAGTCCATTGCTTGCAGATATTTATTCACCAATTTATTGATAACTGGAAGATACTGCCGAATAATCTTAGTCTTAATACCAGTGTCCTTGAGTAGCGTCGAGACAGCGTCCATGTAATGCTTTTCTTCATTTAGTTTCGCTCTCGTAGCATTCTGAGTCATCACATCTTTAGCATACAGTTTCAACTTTGCCCTTTCTTCATCGATATCACCAGTCTTAGAAGTGATGTCTGAGAGTTCTAAATTCAATGCCTGTATGATTCTTTGTTGAACGATAATCTCATTGTTGTGTCCGAGGATTGCAGTATTTAGTTTTGCTATTTCGTTTGAGGTTTCCGCATCTTTCGCGACCAAGACGTCAAGTTTCTCAAATTCACTCTGGAGTTTCTCCATTCCAGTAGAGAGTTCTTCGATTTTCTCCTGTCGGGATGATACGATGGTTTCTTTATGATCGTGAGCAATCCCTTGCCTACACGTCGGACATTCATCCGTTTCATTGTAGAAGTCCACCTCCTTTTGAAGTTCGCGGAGTTGGGTGGAAAATTTGGTCTTGAATTGTTCGAGTTTCTTTTGCTTGAGCGAGAGGTCTCCGAGGGACGAACGGGCAAGTTCTTGCGCCTCCTTTTCGCCTTCCAAACTATTGGTGAGATTCGTAAGATTTGATATTTTCTGTTCCCCCTCAGAAATACGTCCCAGTATCTCGTCAACTCTCTTTTCCCTATTAGTTTCTAAAGTCTCTACATATTCTTTCTGTAGTGTCGCCTTCTGCTTCAATACCTCAAGTTGATTCTCGGCATTCTTCAGTGCGTCTTTAAGTTCGTTTTGCTTATCCTTTAGAACCTGATTCATAGTAGTAAAGATTTGAATATCAAGCAGATCTTCAATAATTTCTCTTCTAGTTCCAGGAGGCAACTGCATAAATGGAGTAAAGGAAGCAGAACCAAGAATAACAATTTGAGTAAATGACTTGTAATTCAACTTTAGAATAGAATCCTCAAGATACTTTTGAGTATCTCGCATCGCTGCGTCTTGATCTACCAGATCTCCATTACAATAGATCTCGAAAATGTTTGGTTTAATACCTCGGACCACCTTGTAAGACTTGGTCCCGATAGTGAATTCAATCTGAACCTCCATCTGCTTCTTATTGATAGAATTGAGCAGTTGGGGTTTATTAATATTCCGGAATGGTTTACCGAACAATCCGAAACAGATTGCATCTAACATTGTTGACTTGCCGCTACCGTTCTCGCCAACCACCAACGTGCTAGATGATCTGTCGAGTCTAATCTCAGTAAATTGACTTCCTGTTGATAAAAAATTTCGCCATCTTAGACTATTAAAAATGATCATGCTGTAATACTCTGTGCCTCAACATACAATGTTTGTAGAAGTTTCTTGATCTTATCTTTATCAAGATCAGTCTGCACTGTTTCCACAAAATCCGACAGAACAGACATCGTATCTTCTACATTAAGTTCTTCTTCATCTAGATTCTCAGTTTCAAATTCAGAAAAATCTTCAATAATCTTTAACTCTAACAGATTGCAGTCATACAATTTATCTACGAATCTATCGAACTTATAGAAGTCGTTCTTCTTCACTACAATGAGACGAACGCAAGTTCCCACAATCTGACTCAGATCAATGTTATCAATATCCTCGACGGTATCGTCATAGTAGATCTTGTGAAAGATTCTAAAAGGATTCTCGAAAAATTCTATCTGATTAGTTTCCGTATCATAGATGTGATACCCTCGAGGATCATTAAAGTCAGACCAAGTAAACTCATAAGTATTACCCAGATAGACAATATTACCATTACGACTACGATGATGAAAATGCCCACTACAAACAAGAGGGAACTTATCGAAGCAGACCGTATCCATTCCATGATCGTTTTTATGTCCGCGATACATTTCGAATCCTGCGAACTCGAAGTGTCCGAAGACTGCTTGCGCATTGGATGCATTTACCACCTCCATTGTTTGGTCATAGTTGCCCGAACAAATCCAAGGAACAAGCAACAGATTTTTACCAGCGACAACTATCTCTTCTGCTTCTGAGTAAGTAGTAATATTATCATAATCACGAAGTAGTAAATCTAGTGAGTTTACATCGTTGGTATTTTTAAAAAATGTGTCATGATTACCAGCAATCATGTGCACGTCGATATCTAATTCTCTGGTTCTGTCGAAGAAATATTCTTTACACTTCTTCAGCGTATTATAATTTATAAACTTGCGGCGATCAAATACATCGCCGAGGTGAATGATGGTCTTGATTCCTTCTTTCTCCAGATGCGGAAAGAAGGTCTCTGTGTAAAACTTGTTAAAGAAATTATCAAATGGGATAGAATCTGATCTAGCACCAAAGTGTGTATCTGTAATCAAAGCAATTCGCATAGTAATCCTCAAATATCTAAAGAAGAATCATCTTTCTTGTCGAAGTATTTCGGTCTTCTTTTAGTAGTTTTCTTACTCTCATCGGTGTCTTGCGCAAGATCTAGTCCTGACTGATCAATTTGTTTCCTGAGATAAGAGATGAATTCATTGGTGTGTTCAGAACCATCTGGGTTCTCTGAGATAATATCGCTGATGTCAATGTTCTGAATGTAACGATACTTCGTTTGAAGGTGCTTCTTTTCCTTGCTAATACGACGCAAGAAAGCATAGTATGAAATTTGAGTAAAATACGCGAAGGGATTTCTAGACTTTTCTGGATCGAAGTTGTCAATGTAAGTAATACAATTTTCGATTGCATCGAGGATCATCTCTTCACGGAAAGTGTAGTTCCTGAAGTTGCTTTTGTATGCGAGGTGGTTTGCGATCTTAACAAAACATTCACCGATGTAGTTCGGCACTCTGGGTTTTTCTTTACCGTTTTCTTTCGCTTCTAATACTGCAGTTCGATGCTTAATCATCGCCTCCAGAAACTCAGCATTATTCACATAATGTATGTTGTTGGATTTTTTCGCCATAATGTATTTACCTCAATTAACGTTAAATTCATCATACTATAAAATTGATTGTTTTTCAATACTTTTTTAAAAAAAAGACTTGACTGCAGCGACAAAAGGGAGTATAACGACTATGTCGCCTTTTGAAATAAATGGCTTCTAATTAATAGTATTATTACCACCAATTAAGTGTCTGAGTATAGACAACTCTTCCTCTTCTTCTTCCTCTGGAATAGAAGGGGATGCGAAATTAATTTTCTCTTGGGGGTGATTTTTTACAAATATCTCATATTTCTCAATGATAGTATGGTTGAGATTTGACGCAGTAATCAAACTGTCGACATTTATAATATATGAGGTGTCATTTGTCATCTCGATCCAGTGTTTGAACATGAATCCATTGGTCAATTTTTCATCAATTTCCATCTGATAACTTTGGATCACGACAGGATTATATATCTCTACTGTTTCTCTACGCATGAGATCTTCGTTTCTCTGTATCATACAGCGACAAACGAGAACATCCCCTGTTTTTAGTTTTAGAACTTTGTGGTAATTAGTCATCTATTTTCAACCGCACGAGTTTATATTCAAACCCCTCTTCATTATATATTTTGATTCTTTCGACCATATGATTGAGAGTATAATTCTTCTTAGACTTCCAAGACAAATCGTCGCCGATGTCAAATAAGTTACACTTTTCTTTTTGGTTTCCTCTGCGCAATCCACGACCGATACTTTGCAGGTTTCTAATGCGCGACTTAGAGGGAGAGGCGAATACTACGTTGTGGAGATTTCGTATGTTAATCCCTGTCGAGAAGGTACCATAAGAGGCAACAATAATCGCATCGGTTTCTTTCTCAGTTATCTCGCGGATCTTCTCTCTTTGCTGCGTATCAGTTCCCCCATACACGAAGAAAACTCTTCTGTCCTTTCCGACCTTGGTATTGATCATCTCATACAGAATCGATCCATGTTTCTCAACATATTGGAACAAAACCAGAGTGTTTCCTTTTTGTGTCGTACTGAGATTTCGGATGATAACATTTCGCTTGTGGTTCTGAACGATCCAATCCATTTCCTCCTGATAGGAGAAATCCTTAACTTGTTTTTTGGTTTTTTCTGGATAGTCCAAGACCAAACATGTGATTTTAAGTTCCGCGAGTTGTTTAGTATCCATCAACTCTTTCGTGGAGGTAACTCTGTGGACTTTTCCGAACAGACCCTCTAGAACAAGTTTATGCGTCTTGGTTCCGTCAAGAGTACCAGTTGTTCCTATACGAAACTTGGTTTTCGTGCACTTATTGAAGATTGAGGTGAGGGACTTTGCTTTAAACAAGTGCGCTTCGTCGCCATAAATCACATCAAACTCATCGAAGAACTTTTTTGGCAACTTGTAGATAGACTGCCATGTCGAGATCACAATCTGCGCTTGATTTGATTTTTCAAATCCCGAGTAGATCCTCGCGCAATTATCTGCTGCTCGCCAATCTGTTTCTGATGCATAATCTGCGAAATCCTTATACATCTGTTCAACGAGTGATGTTGTTGGGACGATGATCAGTTGCTTTCTTCCAAACTGTTGATGGTATCGCATCAACAGATAAATGATCAAAGACTTACCCGATGCAGTAGGCGACAACAGTAGAGTTCTACCGATTCGCAGAGCATACTTAACAGCATTCAACTGATAATCTCGCACCTCGATCGGATTGCCTTGTGAATGTAGGTTTAAATCTTTGGCGAACTGTTCGAGGTATGGAATATCAACTGGGTCACCGATGCGTTCAATATCAACATCGACACTATATTCCATTTGATCGCAGAACTCTCTTAGGTATGGAAGCAATCCTACGTAGAGTTCTTTGGTGAATATATTGAAGAGTCTTGCCTTACCATCCCATAATCTTGCCTTATACGTTGGCATAAAACGTGCGCCAGGAACGTCGAATGTGAAATACTCATTGAGTTCTGCCGCAATCCCAGGATCGCAGTCGATATTCAAATATACTTCATTATGTTTGGTTACTTTTATGTCTGGCACTACATCAACCCGTTTGTGAATTTTGTCCATTCAATTGCATTCTTAATTTCCCATGCTCTACCATTCAGTGATCTGAGAATTTGCTCTAATTGGAACACCATAGTCTTTAGATACTCGACCTTATCTATAGCAGTAATGATGTCGTCATCACAGGCAATAAAATCTTCAAGTTCGTTCTTGAGCGGTTTGTTTCCTTGGTATTGATTCCAACCAAGATCCTCTAATTCATCGCGAGTCATCTCGCCACGAAAATACCTAATCTTAACTCTACGCAAGCGCAAGTAATCTGCCTCAGATTTTCTGAGTTGCAGTTTGGCATTCGTCAAATAACTGAGATATTTTGAGTGGAGTTCTGCGGTTGTTATTGATGACTTGCCGAGATCTAGTTCGTCGATCTTGCAGTCTTTTTTCCACGATTCTTGGATTTCTGTCAATTTCATAATGCCTCACAATAAAAAATAATACAAGTATACTATAATTTCACAGAAAAGTCAAACAGTTTCTATCTTATAATGTCTATATTTGAAGGTCGCAATACCTGTAAGATAATCTGTTTGTCCTGTCGAGATATCGAAGTTAAGTCCCTCTAAACTGATAGGAAATACATCGTAGTAGGTAATCTTAACATTGGGATTGTTATCAGAATCTAGGATAAAGAAATCCGCATCTGAGAAATTGGTTACTGCTGCCAATTTATTTTCAGGAACTCCTGGAAATCTGTACGATTGGGATGCTTGATACTGCTTATACTGTTCGTGGTTTTCTGGAAACGAGAGACCAATCATCCAATTATATAGTTCCAAATAATTTTGCATATTTTCCTGAACGAGGAACTGAATTATCAATTCTCCGTAACTGGGTTTCTCTCCTGGATTGAACAATCTTGAGAGGGGAGTATCAGTTTCTGTGAATCCGATCGAGAACGCAGGGATATTTGCTGCCTGACAAAAATACGACACGTTTGGAAGATTGTGAATCTGAAACTTAAAACCATTTGGTTTAAGATAATCGAGTTCGCTCGGGTTTGAGTTTTCCCAAGTTCCTTCTGTTATGTTTGTTGATATAG